AATTAATGCTTTGATAATTTCTAATGCTTTTTGGTTTTCCATATATGTATTGTTTTTAAACTAAAGTTAAGTTTAATTGTGTTGCACCCCATTGATAAGCGTAACTATTTGAATCAGGACTTGTTGAATATGCTTCATAATCAAATCCGGTCATTGTTAAATTACCTTCTGCTACTATTTGATTAATGTCGGTGTACAATTGATAATAAAATGTAGCACTTGACGTTAAATTATCATTTACACTATTCATATTAAAAATTGTAGCCATTACCATAATTCCGTTGTACCATATTGATACAGGTTCAATTTGTTTCATATTTTTTTTTTAAAAGTAAATTCCATTAAAAGATACATAAACTGCAGCACCAATAGTTGGTGTACCATTTGTTACTAAAACTATTTGTGTACCTGTTCCATCAGCAATTGCAGAAATACTTGTAACTAAATTTGATCCAACTACGTTTGATGATAATAAAGTTAATACACCAACCCCATTTGATGAACAAGTTATTGTATAATTATAATGATTTGCACCAAAAATGTAACCTGCGTTCCAACCAACAAATATTCGCAAATTACCATTTATCATATTTTGACCACTTAAGGTTCCTGCATTATTTAAAAATCTAAATATGACTGCAGTTGTAGATGCACCTTGACTACCTGATGTACTTCTTAAATATTGTTGTCCTGATTTAATATTTTCTAAACTAAATGAAGCGGCTCCTGTTACTTGTAATTTATCACCATTATCAGTTGTAGTACCTATTAATACTTTACCTGAACCTTCTGTCAATACAATATTTTGATATAAAGATGTAGTTCTATTATATGCCATTAATGTACTATAACCTGAACTATTACTAATTTCTAATCCATCATTACTTGAATTTGCAATTACAAATTGTCTTTGTGGTGTAATAGTTCCAATACCTACATTTCCATTAAGATCAATCAAAAATGGAGTAGTAGAAGAAGTTGCATTAAAAATTGAAAATTTACTATCAGTTCTAGTATTTAATAACCATTGTTGAGTTGCATTTTTTAATAATATACCGGCTGATCCTGTACTTTGATTAAAAATTGTTAATCCTGTATAGCCACCACCTGTACTTGTACTTAATTCTGCAAATGTTCCATTTATTTGACTTAAAAAGGTACTTGCACCTACAACTCTTAAAGTAGATTGATAATTAGCACTTACATAAACATCCATACCATAAGCACTTGATCTATTGCTTGATCCAATAATTAAATTGGTAGGTAAAATAGTATATCCTGTATTAGTAAAAAATGCACGTGTAACTCCACTAAATGTATCATAAATAACAAAATCATTATCTCCTGAATTATAATAATTACCTATTCTCCATTTTCCTATATCTTGATTTAAAAAAGCTAAATAAGTATTGTTAGTACTTGTACCATTTAGTTGTTGTAAAATATTTCCTGTACTATGAACATCTAAAGGAGCAGTTGGTGTATTAGTTCCAATACCTAAACGATTATTGGTATCATCCCAAAAAAAGTTATTAATATCTTGACTAACTATTTCACTTGTATTTGTAAATAAAACTCCACCCGGATTCAAATTACGTAAAATTAAATTACCCGATAACATATCAATATCAGTAGTAGTAAAATTACCATTTGTACATACTTGTTGTAAATTACTACTACCACTACCTGCATCTGCAATTAATTCCCAATTTGTACCATAATCTCTAAAAATTTGTTTTGTATCAATTGATATAAATAATCTACCATTGAAACCAAATGCAGGTCTATTAGAAAATACATCAGCAAACAATGATGGTGTTTCTCTTTGATTTAATACACTATAATCAACTCTTAAACTCATTTTTATTATTTTATGTTATTAAACATTCAAATATCTTTTTCTAACTACTACTACGTTGTTTCCTGTTGTAGATCCACCAAAGTTTACAAAAAATCTTTGTGAGGTAACTTCTCCAACATTACCACCAACTTCAAATTGTTGATTTTGTTGTAAAACAATATTTTCAATTTTAACTACGGTAGTACCATAATTAATAAAAGTTAAACTATTATATGCTTCACCACCTACATACTGACTTACATCTACGGTATAAAAATCTACTTCGTATTTTAATGCAGTTATTTTTAAATTATTCATTTTAAATAGTATTTGGAATATTACCTAATTTTTTATATCCTGAAAGTGAAAAATATGCTCGGTAGTCTAAATCATTTGCCTGAAATCTTGTATCTAATGTTTGTTCAATTGGCACTCCTGTTTCATTTACAGGTGTAGATGGATTTGTTGTAGTAACAATTTTATCTTGTACAATAGATTTTTTATTTCTATAATATAGATATAAACCAATTCCAACTATTCCTAATATTAATAATGTATCTTTTTTCATATTTTTCTATTTATGCAAAATCACTTTTGCCTGTACTTATTGTGTCAAATGCTTGATAGCTTTCAGCTTCAAAAGAATTTAAATTACCTAACCAAACTAAATTTTGTAAAAAACTATCTAAACCACCGCCACCACCAATTAATTCCGGTATATAATAACTTCCACCACTTCCCGTACTTGGCGCATTACCGCCATCACCACTATATAAAGTACTAGGATCAATATCGTAATTTTTAAAATCTCTATAATCATCATCAATTATTGGTGCATTTGGAATATCAATTGGTTGATATATTGGTTCATTATAAATAGGTTCCGGTTGATAAACGGGTTCACTATATATAGGACTTGGTTCCCTGTATATTGGAGCAGGTTCCCTATAAATTGGTTGCTCAAATATAGGACTTGGTGCAATTGGTAATATAACAACAGGATCAGCAATAATTGGTTCATCCCAAATTGAAGCAGGTGGTACGGCTATCATTATTGGTTCCTCATAAACAGGTTCAACAGGTGTAATTATTTGTTTAGGTGGAGTTGGTAATGGTTCATCAATAATTGGTGTATCAAAATAACCAGGTACTACCGGTACAATTTCAATAGGTTTATCTTTTACAACAGGAGTAGGTAAATCTATTACAGGTGTTGGTTCAACAGGCTTTACTTTTTCAATTGGTTTGATACTAATAATATCCGAAATAGGATCAGTTAATTTTGGTAATACACTTATTGGAGTTTCTATTACAGGTGTTGGTTCAACAGGTGTAATTATTTGTCTTGGTGGAGTTGGCGCAATTGGTAATACATCACCACCACCTGTTGTTGGGGGAACAACAGGTGCCGTTTGATTTTTATTTTTATAAAAATAATATAAACCAAAACCTGCTAATGCTAATAATAATATATTTTGATTTTTACTTTCCATATTATGCGTTTTGAACATCATATTTAAAAACAAATCCGGGAATACCATTCATAAAACTTTGACCAATTACAACTGAATACATTTCAGTTCCTTTTGTTCCTGTCATTGTCATCCCAATACCTGCCGTATTATAAGTATAAATTATTCTTCCATTGTTATCATATACTATTGTTCCTTCCTTTGAAAATATTTGCGTTGTTCCGGATGGTGCATTGCCTTGATAAATAAAGGCTTTTACACTTCCTGTTAAGTTAGTTTTTTTCTTAAAGGATGAAAAAAGTATATATGCAACTGCCAAACCACCTAATAATTTTATAGTTCCTGTTTTCATATTAAAATCTAAATTTTATTCCTTTTCGGGAATAGTTATCATTTATTTTGTTTATTTCACTACGATCCAAATTACCTACAATAAATTGTACTAAATCTTGTAAACCACCGGTAGGAATACCAAAATAATATTCTTGCCTTTTTCCAAAAGTATCATACAATAATGAAAAATCTGCATTATTTTGAACTCTTGATACTTGATAACCTGCATCACTTTTATTATCACTTACTGATGATCTTGATAGATCATTATAAATATTATTTGCAATTATCTGCCATTCTCCTTTACTTTTAGTAGGTGTTTGACTTGATAAAGATTGATTTAAATAATCTTGTATATTTTGTGTTTGTGCAATTTCCTGTTGTTTTTCAGCAGGACTTTGAATAATACCTAATTTAACCAATAATGGTTGTATAACAAAAAAATAACCTGCACCTATGCCTATTGCATAAGTTAATATTTTTTTATCTTGATTACTAATAGCCATTTATTAAAGGTTAAAAAAGTTATAACATTGCCAATAAAGAAGCTAATTTAATACTATTCATTTCATTTAATTTGCGCAAATGTTCAATAGTTACACCTTTGCTCATTAAATCATTTAATATTAATATTGGTTCCTCTTGATTGTCATTAATTCCTGCAATTCCGGTAGGCGCACCCAATCCACCATCACCAAGTCCTAAAAATTTAGATACACCTGCAATCATTAAACCCTGTATTTGTGGACTTTTTAATAATTCAGTAAATGTATCTTTTTCAATAGGTTGATCTTCCTCAAATTCTCTTTCACTTAATTTTGATAATATTAAGTTTTGATTTTCAATCATTGCCTTCAATAATTGTGTATTATCGTTTTCTCTTACACCCGCAATATGGTGTGGATTATATATAGCACGTTCTAATTCAGCAGGTCTAAATTGAATTGATGCATAATGTGGAGTAACATTAGTAATATGCCCGGCTTTATCTTTTTTAGGATGCAACTTTAATGTCAATAAAGTACCTACACCATTTTGTTCAAAAGCGGATATATTTTTTTCTAATATTTGGCGACCTGCATCCTGATCATCATCATTCCACGAAAAGTTCATTTGTTTCGGTCCTGACCAAACGGAATAATATGGAGTGGATGAATTATCATCAAACCACTCCATAATTCCACGTGTGCCTGTTACCATTGCGTTATTAACAGCCATACTATTATATTTTAAAAATGATAGTAAACACCAAAAGAATAAGCTACACCTGTGGTAGCCAATGCCGTTGGTAATACTACATAAGATTTAACCCACGAAATTGTAATACCATTAATTGCAGGAAGTTCAAAAGTATATGGATCTGCGGCACTATTCACAATGTTGTTTAAACCCAACATTGGAGTATTGTAGATCAATTGTAAATCACCTTCATATAAAGTTAAAAATGATTTTTTTAAATCCGCAGTAGTTACCGGTGTACTACCTGTTAAAGGAGTTGCAGTAATTGTACCCGCAGTATAAACTTGAATTGCAGTTATTTTAGCATTACGCAAATTAGGTAAATCAGGAAAATAGAAACGAGTTAAAGTGGAACCACTTGGTACCGCAATCTCTACCGCTTCAAATCTATCGATACGTATCATAAATGCGTTTTTAAAAATTTAAAAAATGGTGGTAATTTCCGACCACCGGCGGTAGCGTTTAAACTTCGCAAAAGTTATTTTACTGAAGTACAGTTTTGAGCCAAAATACCATACCAATTTACACAAACGTATGTATTAGCATCCAATGTACTTGGCGCACCTGGTAATACGATACTTGCATTAATATTGCTTGCACCATTCAATACAATATTTGGTTCACATACTTGTAAACCAAATTGATCAAAACTTACTTGATCAATAGAATATTGTGCCGGACTTGTAGCAGTTGCAGCATTAAAGTTTGTATTTTGTTGTGTTTGTGGAATATCTAAATGTTGTAAAACTGCCCATTTAGGTAATACGTTTTGATTGTTTACCTGAATATTTAAATAACCATTATATACTGAATACAATTGAGCCGCACCTGTTGAAAATGCAGTCAAATTTGGATAAGTATAACTTTTAGCTACTGCACTTGTAGAAGCACCACTTACTAAAGTAATTTGAATACCACTTACAATAAATAAATCTTGTAAAGATAATCTTTGTTCACGTACCGTTGGAGTTCCATTAGTATTGTCATTGATCAATACAGGAACGTGGTATGATGCACTTGAAGTACTTAAAAGTACCTCACTGCGTAAATATGAAGGAGTTAATACTGCGTGTGAAGTATCATATCCTAATTGATTGATTAACATTCTTGAATTTTCGAATACTAATCTTTGTCCCATTTGAGTTGCCATATTTTTTTATTTTTTATTTTTTATTAAAAGTGAAAAAAGTTGATTAACAATTTTCTAACATTGCTGCATTTCTAACACCTGCAATGTAAGTTCCTTTACTAGCCAATTGTGTACCTGCAATATTACGTACAGGAGCATTACGATAAGGATTCATCATAGCACCAACACCTGATAAAACACCTGTGCCTTGTAAAAGTTTAACACCACCTACGGCAATCATTCCGGCACCTAATTTAGCACCTACATCACCTTTAATGAAACGTGGAGTTAATACACCTGCTACAATTGGAACTGCACCATTGATTAAATTTTTAGTTCCGGCTGACATTGTACTAGATGCCATTGATTTGTTGATCATATTACCAACAAATTGAGCAATTACACCACCACCTACTAAATAAGCGGCAGATTTTAATGTTCCACCCATACCACTCATTGCATATTTTCTGCGACGTGATGGGCGTTTTTTTGAGTAAGATTTTCTTCTTGCCATTTTTTTTGATTTTTTGTTTGTTTTTGAGAAAATTTTTATTTTAAATTTCGTATCCTAATTGATTTGCTAATTGATTTGTAATTTGTTCAAAACTAAACCAACTTAATAAGTTTTGATTTTGTGTATCCTGTGCCATTGCATCATCTTTATCCCAATTATTTCCAAACAATTGACTTGGATCATAAACACCCATATCATTCATTTGTTCTCTTAATAATGATAAAATTTCTTTTTTATAAGTTTTATAAAACTGCAATGTATCACTATAATAAATTAAATCACTAATAATTCCGGATTGTAAACCATTATATATTACATCTTTCATAACACTACGTAAACTATCATAACCACCTCTACTTACTTTTTCTTTTAACATAGAAGCAACTTTCTTTTCTAATCTATTAGAATTTTTTACTAATTGTGTTAATCTTTTTAATTCTCCTGCTTTTGATATTCCACTAATAACACGTGGCTTACCCATCATATGTTTATGTTGTGCTTCATCTAATTTATCAACATTACGTTTAACAATATGAATTTTATTTAAAATACCTTTTTCAGTAATTTTTTTCTTTTTTACACCACTAATTTTGCGTTTACGTTTAATAGTTGCGTATCCGTGTGGCATTTTTAAACCTTTTTTAGCTAATTCTTTTTTAACTAATGCACTATCTTTTACACCACTAACTCTTTTTTTAGCTACTTTTTTAACCGCTTTTTTACGAACAATTTTTTTAGCTACTTTTTTTGCAGTTTTTTTAACTACTTTCTTTTTTCCGTATATATGCGCAAATGCTTCTTTTAATGAAACACCTGATTTTTGTCTATATGCAATTGCTTGTTTAAATTTTGCCTTTGCTAATTTTTGTGCCTGTGTCATTTTTTATTTTTTTAATAATAATACTAATGCTAAAGCTATTCCACCATAGATTAATAAATTGTTTTTATTAGATAATATATTAGTAATGGTTTGAACAGGATTTGCACCATAATTAATTTCAGCTTGATTAAACATTGCTCGATCTAAATTTGCATACATATTATTTCCATCTGCTCTTGTACTTTTAACTGATAAAATATAATTATTAAAAAATATTTTATCATCTACTAATAATGTTTTATAATCTTCCGGATATGATTGCCTGTACCATAATAATAATTCCCTAGCTTCTACATCTTTTGCTTTTGGACTAATTTTTTGAGTAGCCGCTAAAACATTAGCTATTCTTGTTCTAGGATCAACCTGTGCAAGTTGTGGTTTTATAGTAGATATTAAATTCCTTGCATCTTGTGCCGGTTGAGTAAACCAATCATTCCAACTTGCAAATGCAGTAGCAAGGGCAGAAGCAATAGCACTACTAATTGGTTCTCCTGTTATTATAGGAACCAATGTAGTACCAATTGTATCTTTATATCCTATGTAACCTGCGTTATTCACTATTTCTTTTTAGTTAAAAAGTAAAAACCTAAACCTGCAACTGCAATTAATAAAATAGTATTTGTACTTATTCCTGTATTTGCAGTTTGTTGCATTGGTTGATATTGATACGATCCACCACCATAATCAGGTTGTGGCTTTGTTGCAGTAATAATACCAGGTGCCGCTTTTAATACTGAATCAAATATATCCGTTAAAGTACTACCTACACCTTCATTTTGTGTGGAATTTACACCACTTAAACCTACTAATGACATTTTATTAACATTTTTATCTTTAAAAAAATATGGTTGTTTCTTTTCATTAAATTTATTTAATACAGGATCAATCCAAAATTCTTCTCCTTCTCCACGCACTACACAAAAAACGTGTTGAGGAACTTTATCAAATGGATCATAAGAAGCAAACCTATATATAATATCAAAATCTTCTCCTGTATTTCTTTTAATTGCATCTAATACACCACAAGAAAATAAAGCATAGCTTTTGCAATCGGAAGGAGTACTTACTATACTTGATGGACTTTTTAAAAATTGTAATTCGTTAGATTCAATATCATAAGGAACATTCTTTTTTAAAAAATCAAATATATTTTTTGAAGTTTCCTGTAAATCACTACCAATAAAATACGGATAAATTTTATCGTATTCATTAAGATATTTATTGTGCGTATCTAAAATACCTGATATAATATCATTAACACCTTGATTTTCTACAACAACATTTTGTTGATTTAAAAAAGGTGTTAATTTACCTAATATGGTATTTTTAGTGATCATTAAAAGTTATATTTAAATTCTAATGGTATTGGAATAAAATCAACAACCATTCTACCGGTAAATTCTAATGAAAATTGATCAGTTTTAAATTTACGAACTAAATCTGCAACTCCTAAATAAGATAATGTTACAGGAATATTAATAATACTTGATCCTCTTTGAATAACTAATGGTGTAATTCCAAATACACTACCAACCATTGCGCCATCAATAAATAAATCTCCTTGAATATTTTGTAAATCAGCAGTAGTATTTGTTGGATTGTTTACTTGCACCTGTAATAATAAAACAGGTTCAGTTAAACTTAATCTAGAAAAATCTAAATTTTTAAAAAATATATTAATGCTTCTTGATAGCAAAAATTTACTATATGCAATGTAACCTAGTATTCCAAAAATTATCCAACCCAAATAATTTTTCTTCATTTAAACTAATTATACATAAAAATACGGCTTTTATATCATAAAACAACCAAAAAATGCCTTTTTTTGTTAAATTTTGCAAATGTGGATAAGTTTAGGGGACAATTTAGTCTTATATTCGTAGAATAAAATTATATTCGCACCATCATAGATGGTCGAATATAATTTCTAAAGTACCCGTAAATCGACCTTTACACTATACTTTTTTCACCTTTATTTACATAAAAAGCAAATATTATTTGGTAATATCCGAAATTTTGATAATTTTGGTTATTACTAACATTTAAACCGCTTATTATGGTAAATTCTACTATGCAGGAGCATACACTCCTTGACATTATGCGCATCCAAAAACGAATACAGGTTTTGGATCAATTGCAATCTCTTAAAAATTGGAACAACATTAGAATTATGTTTGAAGCGCATAAAGACTTTAAACAGGAATTTGTAATTCTAGATCAATTTGTATTTCCATTCCAATTGGAACAGGAATTTAGAAATTTGATTGAGGATAGTATTGAACAATTAAACAGGGATTTAGAAACTTTAAAATTTAAACTTAAAAATTTATGAAATCTTTAATTAGTAATGCGTTTACTACTATGCCTGTTCAGGACAAATTTGGTGGAATTGGTTTTCCTAGTAATGGATTAACCAAACTTGAATATTTTTCTTTGGAAATTTATAAAACAATTTACAAAGATAATTTGTTACCTGAAACTTTGATAAAAGTATCAATAGATGATGCAATTAAATTTTTACAATCATTGGAAAATATCCAAAAAGAAATATTAAATGAAAAAGAATCAAAACCAACCCTTATTCAATCATAATTTTCAAGCAATTGTTATAATAATTTTTGCTTTTATAGTTGTTGCGCTTTTCCAAAATTGTTAAATGGATAAAAATACTAACATTCAAAAACCATCCATTGACCAATTACTTGAACTGCGAAAATATAAACCCGACCATATACCCGATAAAGAAAATGTTATTTTACGAATTGGTGGTAAGGCGGTTGGATCAACACAGGCATACGTAATTTATGGTGGATTGCCAAAAGCAGGTAAATCAAGTTTTTTAAATTCTTGTATTGCTTCTGCCTTTGTTCCCTATGATATTTTCACTATGAAAATAACACTACCGGAACATAGGCAAAAGCTATGCCTGTTTGATACTGAATCATCCGATTATGATTATTATAAGCGCATAGAATCAATTAAAAACTTTGCTGATCTATCATATCTTCCTGATAACTTTGATAGTTATCAAGTAAGAGAGGATGGAACCGGAACCATTAGAAAAATGGTTGAAAGGTATTTGGAAATAAATCCTGATTGCTCGGTTTTAGTATTAGATGGATTGCTTGATCTTATTGTTAATTATAATGATGAAACGGAATCATCTATGCTTACTAAATGGTTAAAAAAAATAACCAAAGTATATGATTTATTGCTTATATCCGTATTGCATTTTAATAAATCAAATGATCATACCACAGGTGTAATTGGTTCTCATTCCGATAGATTTGCTCAATCTACATTAGAAGTAAAAAAGGATAAAGACAATAATACATTTGTAATGCAATCTAGATTTATGCGAAGTGATGCAGATTTTGAACCTGTTACTTTAATGAATTTTAGCGGTAAGTTTCAACAGGTGGGTAACGAATCAGTAGTTAAAAAAGGTCGCAAAGCATCCGACCTGGACTCTATGGAATCACAAAGATTATGTAAACAAATAGTATCAATACCTATGTTATATAGTGAAATTGTAGATGAAATAAAGGAACGTACTGCGGAATCTAATACCTATGCAAAGCAATTAATGAAAATATGGATCAATAATGCCTACGTTGTGAAAGACCATAATAATAAGTATAAAACCCGATAACTTTTTTAACCTTTATGAAAAAACTAATATTTGCTATTGAATTATTTTTAAGATTTTTATGTGCAGTTATTTTTGCATCTATCGTTATGTTTTGGGCGGTATTAGAACACATTATTAAACAATTTAAAATAAAAATAAAATGAAAAAAATTTATTATTTAGGTTATTACATTTATGAAATCGGTGGTGAATTTGTTTGTGGAATTGATAATTCATTCCATAAAACATTAGTATCTGCTAAATGCCATATTGATTATTTAACCCAATAAAAAAAAGAAGGTCTGCTTTTTTAGGGCAGACCAATTGAATATATTTACTAACATTCAATACCGAAACCGGCAACTTTTTTCACTACAAATATAGGAAATTATGAATTACACGCAAAAAATTTATTTTATTATTCAGGAACGTAAAGGTGCCTGTTTAAATGATCTGCTGGAAATAACCAAATATAAAAGGATCACTATTTTAAGGGCATTAAGTAAATTGCTAATTACCCGAAAAATAAAAAGCCTAGATTATCTAGGTAGCAAGTTTTTTATTATAAACCCCAAAAAACTCTAATATGGCTAAAATCCTCTATACTGCTATTGTTTTTTTTGAAAATGATAATAAGGTCAGGAAATACCGAAATATCTCAAATTTGGGCAGTTTTATGCGTTTTTTAGAGAAAATTGAAGCTCATTATTGTAATTTGTATTTTAAGGAAACAAATGCCTATTTTAAGCGGTTATATGTAAATAAATAAAGCCGGGTAGAAACCCGGCTCGTACACCAACAACCTACCTATATGGAAAAAACAATCTAACTTAAAAAAAGTTGCTTTTCAGCTTGTCTGCGCTTTGTTAAACCTGCCGATTTTTGACCACCTGCAAATACCCATCTATCAAATTCATTAGCTACGGAACTTTTATTGGCACCTGAATTAAGTAATTTAAGCAAAGTACTATTTTTAAATGCATTTATGCCTATATTATAGCTTAATGAACTTAATGCTATTAATTGATTATCAGTTAAAGGAACTTTTACAATAGTTGAAACTACCTGGTAATCTTCCAAAGCATCTTTAATTAACCATCTTTTTGCAGTTTCTTTATCAACAATATCCGTTTTAATAACAGGTCTTTTAGCATCCCAATTATATTGGGAACCATATCCTACGGAATATCCTGTATGATCCCAATACGGAACCTGATAAAACCCTTCAAATGAACTTATAGTGTTAAATATTTTATCACTAATGGCTCCAAATGGAGTTTTATTAAGTGCAGTTGCAATTCTTTTTCTTAACATAATTATAATAATAGCCGTTCCTAATAACCCTAAAACGACTTTTTCGTTTTTGGTCATATATTTATTTTGAATCCTGTGCGTATGCACCTAATAAAAAGGTACTTAAAGTTGCAACAATTTGACCTGCACCTTGTAGTTTTCCTGTGCTATTTGAAGCAAAAAAACCACCAACTGCCGATAATAAACCAAAAATTGTAGTTTTATAACTTTTTCTCATTTTTAATTTTTTTTATATTGTAAATAATAGTTGTTACCGAAGCAATACCACTTAATAACATAAACAATGTACCGGCAATCATATTAATTTGATTTATGCTTAATATGTAAGTTCCTACACTTAAAATTGCGCCTGTAATACTTGTATGATCTAAATGATTATTGCTCATCTGCTTTATCTAATAATTGTTTTGCAATTGTATCAAATGCCTGTGCTACCTGAACTGCGGTATCTATATTACCCATTACACCTTTTTTAACTGCTTCATTAATTAATGCTTTGATAATTTCTAATGCTTTTTGGTTTTCCATATATGTATTGTTTTTAAACTAAAGTTAAGTTTAATTGTGTTGCACCCCATTGATAAGCGTAACTATTTGAATCAGGACTTG